GGAACAGGGCGATAGCAAGAACGATTGCGCGGATCATGGTCAGCCTCCTGCCGTAACTGCGGCCTGGACAGAGAGCAGGTCGTTAGCCCCCGGCGCTCCGGTCGCGGCGAAGATCACCCGGAATTTAACGCACGTCGCAACGTCAACCACGACAAGCGGCGCGGCGGTGGCGCTCGCGATCGTGTCGGTGTAGAGGCTGAGGGTGCCGGCCCCGGCGCTGACTGCCCGGCTGGTGACTTGGCCGTAGTTGGTGCCATCGATCGAGCAGTAGTAGGTTCCGGTAAGGGCGGTCGCCGCGACCTCGGTGTATTGGACCGTCATTTTCAGTTGGGAGTATTGGGCGAGATCGAGGGTGCTCCCGAAGCCGAGATCGACATCGATCGTCAGGGTGGCGGCAGCCCCGTTGAGCGGCGCCCCCCGGATCAGGCCAGTGCCCCCGCCGGAAACCGGACACGTAACGTAGGGGTCGCTGCAGGTGAGCCGCTTGGACGTGACGACCTCGCCGGCCTCGGCGCTCGTCGCGATCAGGGTAACGGCCAGGGCTGCCAGGGTGGTCAGGATTCGCTTTTTCATGATTCAGCCTTTCGTGTCAGTACTCAATTATCACAAAACCGTCTGCACCGTCGCCACCGTTTTGGGTGCTCGTCGCGGCGGCGGCTGCGCCGATCCCGCCGGACCCACCTGACCCCGGGACCGTTGCCGAGTTGCCTGCCGAGTCGGTGTTGACCGGCGAGGCGCCACCACCAAGGAACGAACCGCCGCCACCGCCACCGGCGGCGATGTAGTTGACGAGTTGCCTTCCGCCCTCGCCATCGGCACCGGCGAAACCGTCCGCGCCGCCCGCGCCGCCCGCGCCTCCCGTCCCCGGCGTTGCTGCTCCGGAACCCGCGCCGCCACCCGACCCACCGTTGGCGGTGTACGTCCAAGACGCCGCCCGCGCGACCGAACTCGCCGCGCCAGCCGCTCCGGCGCCGGCGCCACCCGCGCCACCCGCGCCGACCACGATCGTGATATCCTCGGCTGGCGTCACGGTGAGCCCGCCGGCGATTGTCACCGCCCCCGCCCCACCACCGCCACCGGCTCCCGCGTCCCAATCCGCGCCATTGGGATCAGTCCCAGACCCACCGGCGCCACCGCCACCGACGACAGTCACCTGACAGCGCGTCACACCGGCCGGAACCGTCCATGTGTCGTTTGCCGTGTAGATGTCGAGCGCCCCGATCGCATTGAGCCAAGGGGAGTCCTCGGCGCGCGCCGCGAGGGCCGCGGCGAGATCGCGGATCGCGAGTATGTGAGCCGATAGGCCGACTGCGCCGGACGTCAGAGCCGCGTCGCTCGGTGGGTCCCATGATTCGCCTGCCATCTCAGTACCTCAAAAGCACGATGCCATTGCAGCCGCGGCCGCCAAACTGACTAGTCGGGTATTCGTACGCACCACCACCGCCGCCGCTTCCTGGAACGGTGTCGTTGGTCGTGTTGCTCCATTGGCTGTTTCCATTCGCGGCAGCATATTGGCGCGGCGCACCGTCGCCGAAATACGACCGGCCACCGCGGCCGCCGTATTTCACGTCGATCCCATTTGGGTATGCTGGGCTAGGTATCCCGAACGCCCCCACCAGGCCGGCACCACCATCGCCGCCGGGGATCGTCGGAACCCCGAACCCAATGTCGCCGCCGCCGGCGCCGCCGATCCCGTCGCCGCTTCCGAGGGCGCCGTTGAGTCCGCGCTTTCCACCCGCAGCTACGAGATCGCCAAACACGGTCCTGGCTCCGTCGCCGGTAACGTACCCGTCGAGGTCCGTGTTGACCGATGGGTGGGTTTGTGATGGGAACCCGCCGGATCCGATCTTGACCGAGTGCACCTCTCCCGGTGCTACTTCGATCACCTGCCGCACCATTGCGCCCGCGCCGCCACCACCGCCACCGCCGCCGTTGACCCCGAACACGCTACCGAACCCACCGGATCCGCCGCCGCCAATGAGGGTCACGTCGATTCGATAGACGTCCGCAGGAACGGCCCAGTCGAACTCGAGCGATGAATATCCCCACCATCCGGGTTGAGCGAGCCGCGGCGCATCGTCGGGACCGAGGATCACGAACGCGCCGCACCGGTTGATCCAAGGAGCGCCGGCCGCCCTCTCGGCGAGCGCCTCCGGGAGATCGCGGATCGCCCTGGCCTGGCTCGGCTTGCCCGGTTTGCCGGCTGCGAGGTCGGCGTCTATCGGTGGTGCCCAAGTAGCCATCAATCAAACCCACTGATACCCGAAATCCCCGTCGCCGGGTGATCCATCGTCGTCGGAGTAATAGGCGTTATCCTCTTTTTCTCCATCGGTCGCCGCGTCGTAATCCGGCGCGAGCTCGTCGGCCCAGATCCAAAACCGGCCAAGAAACTCAAACCGCTGCATATCGAGCCGAACGGTCTCGCCGCTCACGATCTCCTCGAGCGCGACCACCTGCCACCGCGAGGTGACAGTCGATCCGGTCTCGTCGACCACCGCCCGCGCTGTCACGTCGATAACGTCGGCGGTCGAGATCGCTCGATCTTTGGCGTCGACCTTGAGCGACAGCGTTTGCACTTGGTCGCGGAAACGGGCGAGCAGGCGGGCGGTGGTTTGGATCGCTTGCGGTCCGGTGGTCAGCCACCGCGAGAATATCTGGCGGATCCTCACGTCGCCATGCTGGTCCTCTGACTCAGCGTCAGCGTCGATGCGGCCGCGGATCGATGAATAGTTGCCGATGTCGCCGGCGGCCTTCGTCGGATCCTTCTCGTCATAGTAAAGAAAGATCCGGCTGATCCGCTGGTCGTGGTCTTCGCGTAGAACCGAGCTATCGCGTAGAACGTTGCTCTCGTCGGTGATCGTTTTGACGATATCCCCGATCGGCGGCCGCACCGCGCGGATCGGGATTAGCTGCTCGCGCTCGTCCCACCACAAGTAAAACGGGCATTGCTCTGTGAGCTCGCCGATCAGCGTCACCACCGGCATCGGCTGGGCGACCGTACCCGTGAGGGTGAACGGCGAGAGGAAGGCCTCGCCCTCATCATCCCACTGATCGGTGTCGATGAAATCGGAATCAATCGAAGTGTGATTGAGCAACAGATCGGCGGCGATGTTCCACACCTCGAGAGCCTCGTACCGGCCGACCCGTTGGCATTTCTCCTCGTCATCGTGTGCGGCGGCTGTCGTGCCGAGGCTGCTGCGGGTTACGCCGCTAAGCCGCCAGTTCACGCCGCTTGCGGCGTGGCCGGTGTACTCGAGGATCTCGTCCTCGATCCGCAGGTATCGGGTGGCGCCGGTGTTGCCGAAGTCGGCGGTCAGTTCAGACTCGGCGCAAGACACGTCTATCGCAGCCGTTTGAATGTCGGTGATCGCGCCGGCGAGCTCGATATCTGACACGGCAGGAAATTGCGTCCGCTTGCCATCGGCGAGCCGCAACGGATCCTTGGCGACCAGCACGACGCGATCCGAGCTCGGCCCTTCGATGTGGTCGAGGATATAGAGCCGCACCTGCATGTCGTCGATGTCTTGGCCCAGGTAGCCGTCATAAACCCGAACAAGGAACCGCGAGTGGTACGGGTTGCGGGCAAGCCACTTCGTCCAAAACGTGCCGCGCTCGAGCGGGTTGTATTGCTCGCCCGGAAGCTTCTCGGTCACGTCGTCCCACAATGCGAGCGGCCGCTCGGCTGAGTAGAAGTCACCAATGCTATCGTCCCACAAGTGATCTTGCAGGGTGATCGAAACCGTCGAGCGGCGACCGAGGGGAGAGGAATCGCGGCCGCCGCCTCCGACGTTGATCCTCGTCGGGTTCGTGCTGACAGAGAGCAAGGAGGGGATCGGATTCGTCTTGAAGGTGGCAAATCCTGATTCCTCGTATAGATCCCGAGGGAGCACCGCTGCGGGCTTGGCGAACCGCCAAACGAGCAGCGCGGTTGGATCGTAGTTGTCTGGATCCTGGCAACTCGATCGGGTGTTGAAACATTTCCGCGTCCCGGTGTCGTTGACGACGGCCGCGCAGGTGCCGATCCCGTAGGTGCTCGCGCAGGCCGGTTGCTCGAGCTCAACAATCTGAACCGGCTCGCGCCCGACCGTGGTCTCGTCACTCATGCCCGATCCCCTGAGCAGAGAGAGTGAAGGACATCAGGTCGCGCGGGCCGCTGTTGGTCGCCGATAGGTCGCCAAGCGTCCAGCAGTACCCGACCTCGCCGGGGAAACTCGCCGGCCGCCAGAGAATGAAAAACGGGTCCGTTCTTGCCGATTCGATGAACGGGTCGAGATATCGCCGCACCCATGCGGCGGTGAGGTTGGACCACGACCACGATCCGCTTGCGCCCGATCGGATGATCGAACGCCCGAGAAACTGCCCACGCTCGGATACGTGCGGGCGGATAACGGTCGTGCGCGAGAGAGCGAGCGGCGTGTGCCCGCCATAGAGCGGCCGCGCCATTTCGAGCGCCTTGCCGATGTAGATGACGCCGACCACCGGAGTCGACTGGCCGACGATCCGCACGCGGAATTTGTTCGATCTGGTCTCCTCGACCAACGTCATGATCGGGCGGTCGTCAGCGTGCGAGGGGAGCCCGAGCGTTGCGAGGTCGGCCCGCTCGCCGGAGTCGTACAGCGCCTTGATTTCCACGGCGGTCAGGGCCCGGTTGACGACCATCAGGTCGTCGAGCAGCGTCTGACCGTCCTCGGTCATCCGGCTGGCGCCGGCGACGTGGCCGACGTCGAGGCTCGTCACCTGCGCGAGATCCGGGAGGTTCGTCGTCTCGATTGAGGTGGCGAGCCTGCCGTCGATGTAGATCAGCTTGTTGGGCTCGCCGGAAACGCCGGGCCGTAGCACGAGGGTAATCATGTGCCAGGCACCACCCCACGCAAAAGCGGCGTCGAGGCTGTTGCCTCCGGAGTCGTCGTCGGTCGTGTAGGCGCGGACCCCGTTGGACGCGACTGGACACCAGATCCAAAGATTGTTGGCTGCGCCGGCCGACTCCCGGGCTGCCAGAAAAACCTGATTCGCTGCGCCAGGGGCTCGCGCCCAAAGGTTGACCGTGCAGTCGCCGGCGATCTGCTGGAGGATCTCTGGCTGGTAGGTCAGATCGCCGGCCCCTCGATCGCCGTCGACCCAGGTGTGGGCGACGGTGCCCTCTTCGATCTGCAGCTCGTCGACGTAGCAGGCATCGTCATCGATAGTCACGGTGGCGTAGACCGTCGAGTCGCCAGCACCTGTGGTCTCGGTCGTCTCGAGCTCGCACCAGGTGCCCGCCGGGACGTCGTCGAATTGCACGAACCCCAGCAGGCCGCTGACGTCGCCATAGAGCGCGAGAAGCAGCTGAGTTATCTCCACCGGGCAGGCAACCTTACAGCTGAACGTGTAGTCCGTCGACGGGTCGATCGCGACGGGGTCAGTCTGCAGGGCCGCGACGCCGCCACCGGCGGTCACGAGAATTGAACCTTCTCCGCTCACCGAATGGTCCGTGCTGTAGCTCGCGTCGGAACCGCCGTCAAAGTCGGTCAGGTCCTCGTCGGTGTCGCCGCCATTCCGCACGTTCTCCGGGAATAGGTTTTCGACCGCCGGCTCGACCGCGAGGGCGTGGCTGCCGAACTTCGAGCTCTGCTCGCCGAGGTAGTCACCGGCGCCGGCGTCGTAGAACGGTTTGATCGCCCAGCCGTCTGCGGCGACCCCGCGCCTCAAGGCGCCAATCGTCGCGCCGGGCGCGGCCCCGCGTGCGCCGTAGAAGTCGACGTCGAAGCGCCACAGGTCGCCGATCGTGGTGAGCACCGGGAGCGTCTGCCACGCACCATTGAGCCACGCCTGTAAGACCGCCATCGCGTGGTTTGTGTACAGGGTGTGAGCGGCGATCGCGAAGTAGTCGCAGGTCTCGGCCTCGTCAAGGTCGACCTCCCACGTCGCCGGGAGGCCGGCGCTCCAAAACGAGTAGGTCAGGGCGTTGGCAGCGGCAAGCGCCGGGTAACCGGTGAGCGCATCGGAAGCGGTGATCGCCGCCGCCCGCGCGGTGATCGAGTCGTGCCCGATCCGAGCATGGGTAAGGGGTTGACTCATTCGACCACAATCCTAGCGCCGTCGCTCACGGCCTCGTTGATTCCCTCGATCAGCGCGATCACTGTGTTGCGGCTGAACGTGTCGCCCTGCAGGTTGATCTGCATGAGTTGCGAGGCGCCGCCCTCCACACCACCGGCCGCACCACCGGCCGCCGCCGAAGATCCGCCGCCGAAAGATCCGCCACCCGTCGATCCGGATCTGACAGAAGGAGCCGCAACAGACCGCGACCCGCCCTGGAATTGTGTTGCCATGATCGTTGCGACCTGAGCCGCGGCGGCGATGGCGTGGGTCGCTGCCATCACAATGGCGATCGGAAACGGCGCGCTGCCGAGCGACATAGCAACACCCTGAGCACCGGCCAGAACGGCGCTCGCGATCGCGAACGCTTTGTGCACCTCAAACATCGCCTTGTTTTCGCGAGCGGCCGTAGCGGTCGAGTTCGCCAAGACGTTCGCGAGCTGATTCGCCGCCCCGAGGGCTTGCGAAACTGTGACATCTCTCACTTGCTCCATACCGCTTTCGCGGATCTTGGCGAGCGCATCCATGTGCTTTTTGTCGATGCCTTCGGATAGGGACGCGAACTCACGTTGGGAAAGTAGCTCTTGCTCGAGCGCCGCGTTCAGCTTGGCCAGCCGGTCGGCATAGTGCGAGTCCTCGAGCTGCGTCTCGCTCATCACATATTCGCGCAACACGTTGAGCTGTGCCTCGAGCTTGTCCTTGAGCTTTTTCGCCTCGGCCTCGGCTGCCTCGTCTTTTGCTTCCTCGCCACCACCACCGCCGAAGTCGGTGATCGCGGCGCGGGATTCGATCACCTTGGTCGCCGCCGCCTCGGCCGCCGCTTGGATCTTGGCGAAAAACTCGGTCGCCTTGTCGCTCGGCCACTCCTCCTCCGCCAGCGCTTTGAGTTGTTGGAATACGTCAGCCGTCGTCGCGTGCATGTTGGCTGAGAAATCACCCAAGGCTTTCATCAGCGGCGAATCGGCCATGAGAGCGATCGGGGTGATGTCCACCCCGGGAATTTTGTTCAGCCCGGTGATCAGCTTGTTGACGTCGGCGATCGCCAGGTCGACGAGAAACCCGATCGCTTTTGCGGTCCCTGCGAAAACATCGGCGAGCGCGGTCCCGAGTCCCCAGCCTGCGAGCTCCACCGTTTTGAAGACAATGTGGATCCCTTTGAGCGCGTCGCCGAGATAGCCAAACCCTTTGACCCCATACTCGACCACCGATTGGACCGAGCTCTTTAGTGTCTCGGTGTCGCGGGCCGTGTCCAGGAATTGATTTGAGATCGCCGTGATCACCGGCGATAGGTTGACCGCAAGCTGTTGACCGATGGCCGTCGACGCGAGCTTGACCCTGGCGAGCGCATCGTTTGCCGCCTCGACCTTGGCGGCGTCGACCTCGGAGAGCGAAAGGCCTAGCGCATCTATGTCCTGGCGCGCGGCCCGCAGCGCGTCGCCGCCGTCGAGCAGCAGGCGGGTAAACTCCCCTTGCCGGATCCCGAGGCGCCCAAGGATCTCGGCCGTGCCCTGTGACGATAGGCCGGCCTTCTCGATCGCATCGGCGATCGAGGCCATTCGCTGATCAAGATCCATCGCCGAGAGGTCTCGCGCGTCGAGCCCAAGGGTGGTCAGGGCGTCGTGCGCCTGGCCCGATCCCATCCGAGCGGCCTCGCCGAGCCGGCGGTTGAGCATTTCGGCCGCTGATGTCAGGGCGCCGGCGCTGACCCCCGCGTCGCTTGCTGCGAGCTTCAGCCCTTTCAGCCCGTTGATCGTGCCGCCCAACTGTCGCGAGAGCTTGGCCTCGGCGTCGATCGCATCCATGGAAGCGCGCACCATTGAAGTGATTTCTTTGGCGACGGCGCCGAAGGCTAGCACCTTGAGCGCGGTCCCAAGCGTCTTGGCCGAGCCCTCTACCTTGCCCAGCGACTCGGCGCCTTTGGCCGCATCTTTTCGGATCCCCGAGATGTCGGCGCCGATTGTGACTATCAAGCTGCCGATCGACATTGGGTCTCCTAATCTAGCATCGCGTCGAGCTCGTCGTACTTCTCGTCACTCAGGGTCCGGTGCGGGTCTCGCGGTAGCGTCGTGTCGTAGAGAAGGTAAAACTCCTGCACCGTCATCGCCCAGAACTGCGAGGGCTGGACCCCGAGGTGGCCAACGGCGATCTTGTAGTGCTCGGCCCAGTCGATATCCCGGAGAGCTCCGCCCCCTTCTCGGGGGCCAGTGCGTTTCCCCGGGTTGCCCTCTGCGGCAACAGCGCGAGCAAAACATCGGTCGCCGCCACAGTGAGCGCCTGGGCGTTTTCCGCGCTGTAGAGCTCGGCGTTGATGCTCTCGGCCGTCGCGTCACGATCCCGACACCCGGCCACCTGAAGGCACGTGGCGATCAAGTCCGCAAGCTGCGAGAGCGGTGGGTTGCCCTCGATTGTTCGGTTGAGCAGGCCAGCCAAGCTGATCCGTTGCTCGATCTTTTGGATCAGCGCAAATGTCGGCGTCAACCGATACTCGGTGCCGTTCCATTGGATCGTAATCTCGCTGTAGACCGGCGCCATCAGATTTTCAAAACCGCGATCGTCAGATCGGTGTGATCGTCGTATTGGAGATCGGGATCGCCGAATGCCGCTTCTGGGAAGGGCCCGATGAACCGATCGCCCGAGATCGGAACCACCACAACGATATCCTCGCGGGTGAGGGCGCCGAACCCCGGCTTGCTTGTCGTCGCCACTGCTGGCGCAACGGTAATCGTCCGGGTAGCCCCGGCGTCCGCGTTCACCGCGTGGATGAATTGCCGTTCGGACCCGTCGTTGACAAACGAGTCCCCGAGCTCCGCGGCTGCGTTGTAGGTTGCCTCGAGCCCAGTTTCAATGATGCTTTCCACACTCAGCTCTGCCATGATTTTTTCTCCTGTTACGCCCTATTACGCGGTGAACACCCAAGCGCCGGTGCTCTGGAAACTCCCAGAAAACTGGATCCGGCCGGCGGTCTCGCCGCTGATCTCGAGGCTGTTGAACCGGAAGCTTCCGGTGATTTTTCCGCCAAGGTGGAAATCGAGCTCGTCGGCGGTGATGAGGGTCGGGTCGGCCGCCGCCGCGACCCCGAGCAGGGTGTCTGCCTTCAACACCCCTTCGCAACTGACGTCGATCGACCGGACGCCGGACTCTTCCATGAGGGTCCGGAACCCGTCGTCGTCGTCGTCGGTGATGTCGATCGGCTCGTTGTTGATCGAGAACGTCTTGCTCACGACGTTGGCGATCTTGACACCGCTTCGCTTGATGTACATTCCTCGTCCTGGTCCAGCGGCCATAATTTCACCTCACGATGTCATCGAGTAGGACGCGGAAGCGCTGCACCCCGTGCTGGGTAAGCCCGTCGTCGTCCAAAAAGGTTTCTTGGGATTCAATCTCACAGTCGACATAAACCGAGCTCGCCACCGTCAGCGGCTCACGGTGGAGCGCCGCGTAGGTGGCTTGTTGGATCTGCTTGGTTTCTTTTTCGCCACGGTATCGGCTCCAAGCGTGCACCGTCAAAACGTGGTCGGTGTCGAGACTGTCGTCGACGCTGTGCGGATTGGCGATGTCCTCGCCGATCACCACGTAGGGAAAAACCGCGTCTTGCGGCACGTGGTCATAGACCGCGGTGGCGATCGCCATCAGGTCGGCGTATCCGGTGAGGCGATCATAAATCGCCTGCTGCAGGTCCCAGGATCTCACGTCGCAACCCCCCGCTCGGCGATCAGGTGCACGAACTCCGGGTGCTCTTGCGGGAGAAACGCCGCGGCGATGTTGTAGGCCTCGGCGCCGTAGGTGATCCGTTTGCCGACCACCACACCGGGATCAACGTCGGCCTGGTAACGGGTGTAAATCTCGTGGGTTACCGCTGACTCGCGCCGCATCCCCTCGAGGCGCTGGCTCCCGCTCAGCGGCCGGATCTGGCACCAGAGCTTGCGCTCGGTCGCCCAGGTGATCGCCTCGCCGCCGCCGCCATCCTCGAAGGTGGCGCGGCCCTGCAGGTCGGCATAGTGCCGCATGGCGCCGGTGCGAATGTAGGGCGCGCTGGTCACTTCGAGAGCCTCTGGCGCTTGGCGCGCTTCTCGAGTTGTTTGACAACCTGGCGACCTACTTCCTCTCCGATGTCCTTTTTGTAGGTTGCGCGGGCGGCCTCGGTCGCCGGCCCAACGAACGGCTTGGCCGCCGCGGTTGGCGTGCCGTATTCCACCATGTGCCAGTAAAAGGCATCGTGCTTCGCTTCATTGCCTTTCGTGATGTAGATCGAGGCCTCGATACTATCGCGAGTCCCGCGGCGCTTCTTTGACACGATGGCCTTGCGCAGCGTCCCGGTGCGCCTGGGGGCCGCCCGCCGGATCTCGTTCCGGAGGTTGGCCGCGATCTTGGTCGTTGCGCGCCGAAGGATCGCGGTAGCCTCTCGCGGCAAAAATCCTGTGAGCTGATCCTTCACAAAGTCCATCCCCTGGACCATCCCGGGCTTGATCGCCATCAGGATCGAACCCTCCAATTATCGAGCATCCGGTCAGCATGAGGCAGGCGGTTGCTGGCGAACCCAAGGACCGAGGTTTCGCGGTCGCGGTAAAGCTCGCCGATCCGCATTAGCAGCCATTGACGGATCGCCCTCGGGACCGCGTCGGCGTCGGCGTACCCGGCGACGTAGTCGACCCGAACCGAGTCGATCCCGCCCTTGATGCCGCTCGGCCATCCGATGTTGCCGTCTGGCCAAATCAGCGCTGGCTCGGCGGTCAGGTCGTACATGAGGCCGATATCGTCGGTTGGGGCCGCTGGATCGTAAATCACGACCGAAGAGTCATCTTGATCGCGGATCGTGATCTTTGTGATCGACGTCACCGGCGGCCCAGGGAGATAGACGATCGGGGGAGGGTACCCGTCGAGGGTAAGGCGCAGCGTGCGTGTGATGAGCGAACGGCCAAGCCACCCGTGCGGCGCATCGATCTCATCCGTCGCCGCGCGGATCAGATCCTCGAGCTCGGTGTCCTCGCCGACGTGGTCGATCCGCAGGTGCTTTTTGACCCCGCTCTCCCCGTCGACCTCGAGCGGGTAGGATGCCGGCGGGGTAACCACCGACACCCTGCCGATATCCCACTGCGCGGAGGTTGGCATAGCTGGCTACTTGCTTCCCCGCTTGCGCTTGCGCTTGGGCTTACCCTCTGGCTCGGCTGGCTCGGGCTCGGGCTCGGGTTTGAGCTCGGTAGCTCCCGTCTCTGGCTCGGCTGGCTCGGCTGGCTCGGGCTCGTCAATTGCCGGCGCCCTGAGACACTTCGCCGCGATCAGCCTGTCGGCGACGGCCTGAGTAGGCGGGGTCCAGGTCCCCGGCGGGCTGACGAGCCTACCGTGGGATCTGAACGCGGAGATAATCCGGTGCGGCCGCATCGCTAGAGCACCGTCCAACAGGCCGCGACCTGTTCGTCAACCGCACCCCCGCCGGTGGCCTCCTCGCGGGTGAGCTCGCCGGCGACCACGATGGTGCCGCCGGTGGTTGCCCTGAGCGCAACGTGACTGTAGCCAGCGGAAAGCTGGGCGGCGTCGATCTCGACGATCGCGATCGCCTCGAGGGTCGAGGGGACGATCGTGGCGTCGCAAGCGGTGAGGCTGATCACGACCTCCCCAGGCTCGGCCGCCGTCAGGATGCAGGTCGTGGTGCTCGGCGTGGCGAGGATCCAGTCGCCGAGCAAATGATTGATTGCCGCGGCGAGCTCGACCATCGCGGCTGTGTCATTTGCGCCGCTCGCGAACTCCCCGGCGTCGATGTCGGGGGTCGTGTCCTCGCAAATAAAGACCGCGCTCTCGTCGTCGCCGTTGCGCTTGTGGGCGGTGACGGTGACGGTGGTCGTCCCGTCGACGATCGTGTTGCCGGTCAGGAGGGCGCGGGTTGCCCGCAGGCTCCCGGTGATCGTCGCGGCGGCGCCGGTCAGCACCTGAGCGCCGGTCGCGGCCGCGTCGGTCGCCTCCATGACCTGGGCGATCGCCGTCACGGTGTCAGCGATCGCCGCGGCGTTCATCTTGAAGAGGGCGCGCTTCCACCCCTTCATGCCGTGATACCCGCCGGTCGCGTTGGTGGTGGCAAGAGAGATCGGATTGAGCGCGCTGTCGATCTTGATGTGCTCGCTCAGTTTTCCGTTGGTGAGGTTGGTCATAACGTATCGCTCCGCTGGGCGCGTGCTGCGCCCGAATTAGGTTTGCTTGTCACTAGGCAGGGACGTCGAGCACGACGAAGGGCGAGACCTGGACGCCGTTGACGAGCTCGAAGGGTGCCTGCAGCCACGGGCCGCCGTCGTTGAGCATGAAGATTTTGACGCGCCTGCGGTTGGTCGTGAAGTCCGTGTTGATGAATCCGACATCGACGAACGGGCCGCTCCCGTCCTTGATCACATAGTAGGGGTTGGGCTGGACCAGGGCTACGTCGCCGAGCACGCCAACCGCGGACGCGAACTCGTACGGCATCGCCGGGAGCCCCCAGAGGGTGTTGGGGCTGCCCGGGACAACGCTCGACTGCCAGACCAAGTTGTTGTTGCCGTCGACCATCTGCATGAGCTGGGCGATGAGCAGCGGGTTGTAGAGCCAGAACGCCGAGCCGCCGCGCTGCAACTTGCGAGCGGCCATGTTGGCCACGTCGGGGAGAGTGAACGTATTGGCCACCGCCCGGTTGACACGGTAGGTCGCGCCCGAGTTGAGGATCCCGAGGAACTGAGCGACGCCGGTGCCGTTGTAGCACTCGTTTTCGAGCGCTGCGTTCATGGCCGCCCCGAGCAGGGTCTGAGCCATACCCATTGCGCCGGACCAGTTGCGGATCAGCTGGTCGGTGAGGGCGATGTGTCCGGCGATCTCGCTCGGGGTCCACTTCGCTTGTTTCAAGTCGAAATCGGTTTCGGGCTTGGCCTCTCCCTCTCCGATCCGCGAGACGGTCACGCCGCCCTGCTGGTTGGCGTCCTGGTCGAGCATCGGCAGCGTGACCGCGGCGTCCGGGGAGCTCCCCGGCGGGAGGTGCATGGCGCTGGCGAGGATCGGGGTTTGCGCCGGATCGACTTGCAGCAGCTGCGCGCGGAATTCGTCAGGCACCATGAAACCGCCCTTGGTCCCGACGTCCATGCTCTGCTCGCCGTGAATGTCGAGTTGTTGGAACTCGAGGCGCTGGTCGGAGATCCCGCCGCCGCTGCGAGCGATGGCAACCGCGGCCAAAAACTCCTCGAAGCACTCAAACTTTCGCTTGGCCTCCGGGGCCACCGGCGCGATCGGAACGTTGTCGTCGACCACCTGGGCCGCACCGACCGAACGCCGCGGCTCGGCGAGTCGGGTGCGGGCTTTTTCCATCGCCTCGGTCCGCTTGACCTGGGCGTCGAGCTTCTCGAAATCGGTGCTGGCCTGCTCGAACTCGGTCGCCTGCTCGTCGGTGAGCTCTGTTCCTTCGGTCTCGATCGCGGCGATCTTCGCCATCTGGTCGGCCAGCTCGTTTCGCTTCGCGCGGAGTTGCTCCAAATTCATGTTCTTGCCCTTGCTCGAGCGGCTCGCGCTCGGCGTTGAGTGTTTGGTTGCGGCGCGGCGAACCGGGCCAAAGTTTCATCGAAGGTTGCGATCCGGTCGATCATGCCAGCGGCGAGGGCGCGCTCGGAGCTCAGCACACGGCCTTGGCCATAGTCGGCCTCGACCATTTTGGGTGAGACGCCACGACCGGCGGCGACGTCGGCGACGAAATCGCGATAGGATTCGTCGACGCGCTCTTGATAGTGCGCTCGGGTCTCGTCGCTGAGAGGCTCGAAGGGGCTGCCCTCGGCCTTGTGCTTGCCGGCTGAAATGATCGTGTGCTTGATGCCCTCTTTTTCGAGAGCGGCGCTAAGGTCCTCGTGGATGGCAAGAACGCCGATCGAGCCGGTGATGCCGCCTGGTGTCGAGACGACCTCGGTCGCCTGCGATGCGACCCAATAGGCCGCGCTGGCGGCGATAGAGTCGACCTGTGCGATAACCGGCTTGACGTCGCGGGCCGTGCGCACCTTGGCCGCGAGCTCACGGGTGCCGCTGACTGATCCGCCCGGCGAGTCGATGTCGAGCACGATCGCCTTGATCGAGCTGTCGGCCGCGGCTCTATCGATCAGCCGGCCGGTCTCGTCGGTCGAGACCGATGTCCCGGTCGAGTCGCCAGGCAGGCTTCGCTGCGCCATGACGCCGATCAAAGGGATCAGGGCCACCCGGCCGCCCTGCTGTCGGACCGCGCGCTCCCGCGGCGCGCTCATTTTCTGGGCGGCGTCGCCGGCGGCGCGCTCGGCCAAGTAGGCTATGATCTCGTGAGCTTTTGCGGTTTCAATCGCCCAAGGCTCTTGAGCGATCCAAGCGATGAGGTGTTCGAGGCGCAATTGGTCTCCCAAGGATCCAACTTCTGGATCCGGAAAACCCGCGCATCGAGTGCTTCGGTAGCCGGGTGATCAAGGTATGCGCGAAATAGCCGCGACCTGTCAACTCAAAATTTCTGTGTGGTCCGAACTTCGGATCTCACGATGCGCCCCCCTTGTAGGTGGAACGCCACCACACCGTGGATCCTGGCCTTTTGGTGCGACCTCAGCGTTTCAACCGCCCGCTCGAGATCCCGCTCGCGGCGGGCTCTCGCGGCCTCGTTGGTCTTGCGCTCAGTCATTCGTGCCGTCGTCCATTTCCGGTTGTGGGAAGCTCGGGATCCCGGGTTCTGCGCCCTCAAGCTCGACGTCGTCGGGGTTGAGATCCTCGAGGGCGCGCACCTCGTTGCGGCTCATCCATCCGGTGGCACGGTTGAGCGCCGCAGTATAGAACCCGGCCCGCGTCGCAGCGTCGGCGCGCAGCAGAGCGTTGACGTTGTGACGAACAAAGAGTCCGGCGGCGAGCTCGGCCGGTGAGAGTAGCTTCCGCTCGAGCTCCTGTTCCCAGCGCACCAGCCAGGGCGCGACCGTGTAGATCAGGAACCCTAGAGACATCTGCGCGATCCCCGCGCCCCAGCTCGTCGACTTCGCCTGACTTTGCAACATGTGAAGCGGCACGCCGTAGAGCCGCGCGATCTCTTCGACCTGGAAGGTGCGGGTCATCAGAAATTGAGCATCCTCCGGCGCGATCGTGGTTGCGCTGAATTTCATGCCCTCCTCGAGGATCTTGATCCTGTGCGCCTGACTCAACCCGCCCTGAGCCGCCATCGACTCGCGCAGGTTTTTCTGCGCCTCAGCCCCGAGCTTGCCCGGGTGCTCGAGAAAGCCGCCGCTCTTTGCGTCGTTCCCAAAGAACCGCGCGCCGAACTCTTCGAGCCCGAGAGCCAGGCCAACCGCCTGGCGGGCGAGAGAAAGCGGCGAGTAGCCCCGGATCCCATCAAACGCGAGCCCGTGCACGTGGGCGATGTTGGCGGTGTCGAAGTCGTATCGCAGGCCGTCGACAACCGACTCGTACCCGATGATCCTTTCGCCGCTCGGGCCGTCGCGCCCAACCGCCCTGGTCCTGTCGGGGAGCAGCGGCCACAACCCGATCGGCCGTCCGCCCTCGTCCCGCTGAATGTCTATGTAGGCGTTGCCGTACTGCAAGACGTGCGCTTGCTGCGCGCCTCGGAGATCGGCCGCGGTCATCAGTGGGTTCGGCCGCCGCAGCAGCTCGGCAACTGGGTGGTCGGATCTCTCCTCGCGCCGGTCGCCGACCCGCTGCATCACGTCGATCGGCAGCATGGCGACGGCCTCGGAGATCACCGCGATCGCGCGGTAGACCGCTGTTACCTTGAGCGCCGCCTGCTCATCCACCGCCGGCCCTGCGAACGTCGGCCCGCCGCCGCCGGTGTAGGTCGCCGAGAAGAAACCATCTGAGCCGACACCAGGCGAGCCGCCCCACGAAATCCCAAACAGTGAAGCTGCGAAGCTCATTTGCCATCCCTCGGCGCCATTGCCTCGGCGCGACCACGGGCGAGCGCTGCCAGGAGCAGCAGAGCGCCACCCGTGATCCAGCCCGCCGCCGGAAGTAGATCCCAAGCGCCGTAGGCCATCGCCGCGGCGCCAGTCAAAAGCATAATGTCGGTTGCGACTCTCATAGGTCTATCTCCACTATACCACGTTCCTGATAAACTGACGGGCCCGCGGTCGCCTCGATCAGCATTCCAGATCCGCCGAACGCCATCGCCAGGGCTTGGATACCGTCGATCCGTCCGGTCGCCCGGGATTTGTCCAGCTTGCGATTTCCGGCTGGGTCTCTGACCGCCCGCGCGTTGGCCGCGCACCAGGTGAGCACCGGGTTTCCGCCGTGCCTCAGGTTGCCGTTGAGCAAAGCGCCCTCGAGCGCGTCGATCGCCGGTGCCATGTCGCGGAACCCTTGACCGTGCGGTCGGAGCGGGACCACCTCGAGGATCCGCTCGGCCATATCTTCGGCGCTGGTGTCGATCCCAATCAGGCGGGCGAGCTCTTTCTTAAATACGTCCATTCGCCACCGGTCGAAGGCCACCGCGCCGACGTCGCACTCGCCGCAGAGATCGAGCAGCCGAGCCGCCGGGATCTCGTAGTCGACCGAGGCGCCGGGTGTCAGGGTGATCAATCCCTCGGCCGCCCACACGTCATAGGGCGCGCGGTCGTTGCGAGATCGCTCGACCACTCCGACCGATGGCGCGAAAAACTCAACCCACACGTGCCAGACCTTCTCCTCGTCCTCGGCGATGTAGGCGAGAGCTGTCAGGTCGTTTCTGGCTGAGAGGTCGAGGCCGGCGTACACGGTACGGCTGCGAGCTGCGAGGTCAGGCTCGCCGGCGCAGGCGGCCCACACGGCGCGGGAGATCAGCGGCGAGGTTGGGTCGATCCGCTGATTCAGATTGTAATTTCGGAACGTCGCCTCGAGCGCCGGCATTCGCTTTGCGCGCTTGGCCTTGGCCTGCATCGAGGCCGCCGAGAGGAAATCACCATAGGCCGGGTTGGCCTGGCGCATCGCTACCTCAGAGAAAGCCCAGTCCTTATCCTCTTCGTGGCCGGTGTCGTCGGCGGTCCAAAGGAATAGCACCGTTGCCGGGTCATTCTTTTTGAGCGCGTCGTCGATCAGGATCGAGAGCAGGTCGCCATCGGTCGGCGCCTGCGTACTGATGATGATCGATAACGGATCCTCGTGAGCCATATCGGCGGTCTCGATCGCGTCGAAGAGGTCGGATCGCGGGCCGCGGACCTGGCCCAGCTCGTCGTGGATCGCGAGCTTCGGGGATTTGCCGTGGGCGGTGTGGGCGTCGGCGGCGAGGGCTTTGTACACGGTCCCGCGCTCAGGACACACCAGCTCCTTGGCTGACTCGCGGCACGCCACCACCGCCCGGATCTCCTGTGATGCGCGAACCATCTTGGCGGCGAGCGCGTAGATCACTGCCGCCTGCTCGCGGGATTGGCCTGTACTGTAGAGCTGCGAGTTTTGCGTCGACTCCGGGCCGCACAAGTGGAGCAGGAGGATCGTTCCGGCGAGGGTGGTCTTCGCATTCTTTTTTGCCATCGTGATGATCGCGTATCGCGTCGGGACCACGTTGTCATAGATGCCGAGGATTATCTCGCGCTGGAATGGCCGAAGCACGAACGGCTTGCCGACGTCCTTTCCCTCGGGGATCAGTAGGTGGGTTTCGATCCACTCGATGTTGCGCTCGCCGCGGGTCACCGGCCGCGCCCCGGAGGCGGCACGAGCTCGATCGCCATGGTATCGTCATCGTCGGTGGTCACGTCGAGCACCGTCCACCCGGCGCGACCGAGCGCCCGCTCAAACGCTGTGAACTTCGCGGCGGCGAGCTCGCCCTCGGCCACCGCTTCGCACAAGGCCACGACCTCGAGGGTGGTCGGCATGGTGCCGAGCTCGCGCAGGTCGTCGAGGATCTCTTCGGCGGATCGGTCCATCATCCCTCCCACGGTTTCTTGGCCGCCGTTTTGGCCTGCAGGTCCGCGGCGTCCTGGCGCTTGCGCATTGACGGGCAGAGTCGGAGAGCTCGCTGGATCACCACCGCGATCCGGATGTGGGTCTCGCGGATTTTGAGCGCCGGGTTTGGTTGGACCCCTGGACCGACCACCTGGCCATGGGCGGCGATGTTGATATCGCACTCGCGGATATACCCCTCGGTGCGGATCAGGTCGGCGAGCAGGAGTAGGTCGCTTGCTCGGAGGCGGTCGACGGGGAGCTCGCCGACTAGAGTCTTCCACCGCTTGCGGCCGGCGGCGGTGAGACCTCTGGGTGGCGGTGGCCGCCGTGGTAGCGCGGTGGGGACCGGCGCCATAATTTCGGCTCTGCTTTTGGGTCCGCGTTTTGCCATTTTGTCTCCCGGCTAAAAACTGACGGGTTACTAGAAAGAAGGC